GCTGAGAAGTATAACGTCCTCACAGGCGTTGACAGTGACGGTAAGGAGGTATCTCGTGTATATCCCTACCCACACCGCCCAAAGACACGTATCCTTCCTAAGGACTTCACCCAGAACAAGGGGTTTACTAATGATCACCTATTGGGTATGGACTCTTTTAACGCTGGCTCAAGTAAGAAACTAACTATTGTTGAGGGTGAAGATGACTGGTTGACAGCTATCCAACTCCTATCTGATCGTTGGCCTGTAGTAGCACTACCTGGAGCTGGGGCTATTAAACAAGTCTTGAAGAACAAGAAATGTTACGACTACATGAAATCCTTTGATAGTATCATCGTGGCTACAGATGGTGATGAAGCAGGGGATAAGACAGCTGAGGTTCTTTCCAAAGCATTCCCTAACAAGTGCTATCGTGTGCCTATGACTAAGCATAAAGACCCTAACGACTATCTAACGTCTGGCGATGGGTCAGACTTCTTGTATGCTTGGTTGAACGCTCAGAAGTTTACACCTAACAATATTTACAACACACCAGACCAATTCTTGTCTCTCTACCGTGATGCACCTGATCACCACTACATACCGACTGGTATCGAAGCTCTTGATGAAAAGATTCTTGGTCTTATGCAAGGTCACTTCACAGTGATTAAAGCTCCAACAGGTATCGGTAAGTCTGAGTTCATGCGTTACCTTGAGTACCAAATGCTATCCCAAGGTGTACCAATTGCAGCATGGCACCTAGAAGAAACTAAAGTACGTACTCTCCTAGGTCTTGTCTCTATCCATTGCCAAGATGATCTGACACGACAAGATATCATTGAGACTAAAGGTAAAACAAAGGATGTTGAAGAGGCTATCCAAGACCTGACAAAGGATGAGAACTTCTATCAGTTCTTTATGGATGATTCTGATGGTGCTGATGAACTGTGTGAGCAGATTAGGTACTTCTCAGAGATTTGTGGATGTAAGTTTGTATTCTTTGAACCTATCCAAGATGTCATTACTTCTAGCTCTGAGGATGGCAAGGAACAATCTCTTGCTGACTTGTCAGTTAGGCTCAGTAAGTTGGCTGCAAGTTTGGGTATCGGTATCGTAACTATCGCCCACACTAACGACAATGGAGACCCTAAGTATTGTAAGATGATTGGTCAACGTGCAAGTGTTATTATTGATCTCATCCGTGACAAGGACTCTGAAGACTTTGAAGAGAAGAACACTACGTACCTTAAGGTTGAGAAAAATAGACCTGCTGGTGTAGATGGTCCTGCTGGTGCTATGTCCTTTGACCTAACGACATTCACTATGAAAGAAAAACTACTACCTTACTGATAGGTAGTGATCCAATTAAAAGGAAAGATTGATGATTAGTAAACGTAAAGGCTTCGCTAGGTTTATTCGTACCTTAGAGAATGGTGGTGTAGACCCAACACCTACCCCTAAGTATGACTTCAGTAAACTCCTACCACATACAGACGAAGACACAGTTGGTTTTGTCGAAGAAGTTTTAGATGGTATGTGTACATCTATTGATGGATGTTTTTCGTGGGTCGATACACCTCAGGGTGACGCTCATTGGGGTCGTGTATACTCTGGAAGAGGTTTAAGCTCAGAGGATGTGAGCTACCTTGAGTGGTTCAAAAAAGCTTTGATCGAAGAGCATGGCTTTAGTTCATCTTCGTGGTAGGTCGTGTAAGAAGTATAAATAAAGGAAAGACTGATGATTAGTAAACGTAAAGGCTTCGCTAGGTTTGTTCGTAAGATTGAAGGCCGAGGTGTTGGAGGTACAGTTAAATACTTTGAGCTACCAAAAAAAATAGAAAACATGAATAGGTTTAAAGAACTTTGTAGGACTGCCCCAAGGACACCTGAAAATCTTAACAGGCTTCAGCGAAGTAATCTTATGTATTCATTTACTTGGTGTACTAGTGAGCTGTCGGATTGGAGTAGAGCGCATGGTGGAGGTGTTTTGACAGAAGAGCAATGCGCTGCTCTAGAGTCATGGTTTGAGCAAGTATGTTAAGTGTCAAGTCAAACAAGGTAGTAATCTTTGACATTGAGTGCAACGGCTTAACACCTGACGTAATTTGGTGTATTGTCTGTAAGGAACTTGGGGGCGACACACAAGTATTTACCTATGAAGGAAGGTTTGGTTATGAGACCTTAGAAGACTTTAATGAATACGCTAAAGGAGTAGATAAGTGGGTAGCTCACAATGGACTTAGTTTTGACCTACCTGTTACTAACCGGATTCTTGGTACTGGGATTAAGACAGATGATCTTATTGATACCTTCATTATCTCTCGTCTTATCAACTACACTCGTTATAGTACTCACAGCCTTGCTGAAATTGGTCAATCACTAGGTGAGAAAAAGGGTATCTTTAACGACTGGGATAACCTGTCACAAGAGATGGTTGACTACTGTATCCAAGACGTAGTGGTTAATGAGAAGATATACAAACAGTACGAAAGGTACATCAACTCAGAGGAGTGGGCAGAAGCAATTAAACTAGAGCACGATATGGTCCTCGTCAACGAAGACATGTCTGCTAATGGTTTCTTGTTTAACACTGAACGAGCTAAGGTTCTGCTAGTCTACATCAAACAGCGTATGACCCAAGTAGAAGAAGAGTTCCAACGTATCTGGCCACCTGAACTACAAGAAGTTAACCGTATTAAATACCGAATGAAAGCTGACGGTACACTCTTTAAGAATGTATCAGACGCTTACGATAAGTATCCTTCTGTTAAGATTGATGGGACAGACTTAGCTTGCTTCGACTACGTTAAGTTTAAACCTGGAAGCCCTAAAGACAGACTAGAAAAGCTTTGGCTCTCTAACTGGAAACCAGTAGAACGCACAAAGACACATGCTAAGTTTGTTAGGAGTGGTCGTGAAGGAGAGATGTGGGGCAAGACTCTTTTAACTAAGAAGCTTTACCAAGAAAAGAAGGAACACTTTAACTACTATGGTTGGACTGTAGGAGAGGTAAACCTTCAGACACTCCCTGACGATGCTCCTGAGGGTGCAAGCCGCTTAGCTGAGTGGTTGACACTGGAGGGACGTAGAAGCTCTCTAGAAGAGTGGTTAGGCTGTGTGTCAGAGGATTCTCGTATCCACGGCAAGTTCTGGTTCATTGGAGCATGGACACATCGTATGTCTCATAGTTCACCTAACCAAGCAAACATCTTCAGCCCATTCCACGGTGAACCACGCAATGCTGTGGAAAAAGTTAAGGCTGACTATGATTACGACTTGAGAGACCTATGGCACACAGATAAAGTTCTGGTAGGTACAGATGCGGATGGAATTCAGCTACGTATCTTAGCCCACTACATGCAATCTGAAGCTTATACGAGAGCTATCCTAGAGGGGATTAAAGAAGATGAAACAGATATCCATAACCTTAACCGCCGAGCACTTGGACTTAGCCACCTTACAAGAGACGACGCTAAGACTTTTATTTATGCGTGGCTTCTGGGAGCAGGAACAGCTAAAGTCGCCTCAATCCTTCGATGTTCAGCTTCAGCAGCGCGAGGGGCTATGGCAAACTTCCTTGAGAGTATTCCTGAACTTGGAGACCTCAAGCGTAGAAAGATACCTAGCGATGCTAAGAGAGGTTATTTCGAAGGACTCGATGGACGTAAAGTGCTATGTGACTCTGAACACCTCATGCTTGCAGGGTATCTCCAAAACGGTGAAGCTGTAGCTATGAAGCGGTGGATCAGAGAGTGGCGTAGTATGGCTCACAAAGAAAGTCTATGGTTCCGTATGGTAGACTTTGTACATGATGAAGTCCAAGTAGAAGTAAACACAGAGGAGGACGGTAAACGTCTCATACTGATTCAACAAGAAGCTATGAAGAAAGTAAGTGATGAACTGAAACTATTCTGCCCATTGACAGTATCAGGTGATATAGGTTATTCGTGGGCCACTACCCATTGATTATTTCTTGACATTTAGCTCTAAGTGTGTTATATTAGTGGTAACACACTAAAGGAGAGTCTATGAAAAGGTGTTCAACTTGTAAGGTGGAAAAGAGTTTAGATGAATTTTATAACTCAAAACTAAGTGACGATAAGAAAGGTTACAGATGTAAGCAATGCGATACTATAGCTAGAAAAAGATGGGCCAAGAACAACCCCGAGAAAGCGCACTTATCTCAAAGAGGAAGAAACTTAAAACATAAGTATGGTATTACTCTTGAAGACTACGAAGATTTACTGGAAAAACAGGATCATAGGTGCGCTTGCTGCGGAGTTGAGGAGAATACAGCAGCGTACGGGTTTAACAAAAGCTTAAATTTCTCAGTGGACCACTGCCATGAAGGAGGTGGTGTCAGGGGTCTGCTTTGTAATCAATGTAACAGAGCAATAGGTATGTTAGGAGACACGTCTGAGAAAGTATACAGGGCGTATAAGTATCTAAAAGATCACGAAACAAAGTAAACTCACTAGACCACTACGGTCATACTAGAGCAATTGGAGAATAAAATGAAATAATAAAACAACTTGACAAGAGACCTGTAATAGTCTATAATATAGTTACAGGGTTGCTAATAAAGTCATCAAAAGTATCCCAAAGTTTACACAAGGAAAGTAACAAACATGGCAACAGAACTAGTAGAACTCGAAGGCATCGCAAGCTGGGCTAAAGTATTCGGTTTTAATAAAGATAACAACGAAGAATTCCACGGTGAAGGAGGTGCTTACACTATTGATGTCCTCCTTGAGAAGGATCAACTGGACAAACTCACTAAATCAGGTAGTCGATTGAAACCTAAGATTGGTGACGAAGGTATCTCTATTCGCTTTAAGCGTAAACACCTTAACCCAGTAGAACCTCTGTGGGGTGGTCCACCTAAGGTAGTTACAGCAGATAAAGAGCCATTCCCAGGGGAAACTCTTATCGGTAACGGCTCTAAGGTTATGATCTATGTTACTATCTACGACACTAAGCTTGGTAAAGGTACCCGTTTAGAAGGTATCCAAGTCCTAGACCTAGTGACATTCGAGAGTGAAGAAGGTATGGGTGGCGGTGTCCATCTGCCCTTCTAACTTCCACCTTCCTGAGCAAGAAGTAAAACTGCTCAACTTATTTGTACCGTAAGGAATTATAATGACAGCTAAAAACATTTCAACACTAGTCTCTGATATCTACAAAGAGTTAGAGACTCGCGGTGGTTGGGACCAAGCTATCACTGAGTACTTCATGGACTTAATGCGTGACTTCGCTGAGACTCGTAGACAGACACAAGAGGAAGAGGCAGACACCAACAGTGAGCCTTACCTACGTATGTCGGCTATGGGTAAGCCTTGTAAGCGTAGTCTGTGGTACAGTATGAACATGAAAGACCAAGGGGAGAAGTTCCTACCTAGCACTCTCTTGAAGTTTAACTATGGTGATATCATTGAAGCCCTCGTACTAACCCTAGCAAAGGCAGCAGGACACAAGGTCGAGGGTGAGCAGGACACACTGTACGTAGAGGGTATCAAGGGCCACAGAGACGCTGTAATCGACGGTATCACTATCGACGTTAAGTCAACATCAAGCTACGGATATAAGAAGTTCTTGTCTGGTGGTCTACGTGATGATGATCCATTTGGTTACATCTCTCAACTTAGTTCTTATGTCTACGCTGGACGGGACAACGAGGTAGAGTCTCATGACTCCTTGGGTGCCTTCCTAGCTATTGACAAGCAGAATGGTACTATCTGCCTAGATATGTATGACTTTGGCCCTGAGCTTGATCGTAAGGCTGATGAGTTTGCTGAGATTAAGGAGATGGTAAAACAACCTGAACCTCCTGAACGTGCATTCTCTGATGAACCTGATGGTAAGTCCGGTAATCGTAAGCTATGTGTCAACTGTAGTTACTGTGGTTTTAACAAAACATGTTGGCCTAAAGCTCGTAAGTTCTTGTACAGTAATGGTCCTCGATTCTTGACTGAAGTAGTACGTGAACCTAGAGATACAGTACGGGAAATTAAATAGTGAGTACTAACTTTAGGTCAGGTCTAGAAGAACGAGTAGCTGAAGAACTTACTAGTCAAGGTGTAGACTACGAGTATGAAACTATGAAGATCAAGTATGAGGTCCATGACACTAGGTCTTATACGCCTGACTTCATTCTTACTAATGGTATCATCATTGAGACTAAGGGACGCTTTACTGTATACGATAGGAAGAAACACCTGTTGATACAGAAGCAATGCCCTGACTATGATATACGATTTGTGTTCAGCAACCCTAACGCTAAACTCTACAAGGGAGCTAAGAGTACTTACGCTACTTGGTGTGAGAGATACGGGTTCTTATACGCAAAGAAATCAATTCCAGAGGAGTGGATTAATGAATATGACTGAAGAAGATATCTTAACTGAGATAGAAAAACAAAAAGAACTTTCAGAACAGCTTTCAAATGGACGAAATAGAGATAAACTTTTCTGCTCAGACCCATACAAGAGAGAAGTTAGTAGACTTAAGTCTTTACTCAAACTAATGAGTCTAGGTGTTAAGATTGAAGAAGGTCCTTCAGGCTGTGTCTTAGTAGAAGATAAGTACGTGTACGCCTTGATGACTGGCCGTTGGAGGGTTACAGATAAAAGTACATGGTACTACTCAAAGTCTCCTAACCAATTTGTAGAGACGTATGTAAGGAAATCTAATGAAACTAATACTTGATATGCCTATCGAGAAATGGGCTAAGGG